CCGTCCTTAAAGACTAATTTGCCCGCATCTGTTGAGTAGTACAGGGTGGCGTTTGGCATATCCATATCGGCCCCGCTTGGCGGTCGAAACGCTCCGGTGATTTCGGCATACGCGCCGCCGATAATTAGCTTATTCGCGCCCGTACCTATTTCAACATCGGTGCCGTTTTCAATACCCGCTAAATTCGTCCAGTTATCCGGGTCTGAAATGTCCTCCTCATTTTTCAAACCCCAAAAGCTTTGCCCCGAAGTCTGGAAAACGATTTGCCCGTTTACAATATCCGTTAAAGCCAAACGGGCGGCTTCATCTGCAACGGTTATCGTCCCGCCGCCCGTGATGCCACTCGGATTGAAATACCCCAAATCATTCCACGCGCCGGGACCGCGCTTCACCTTTCCAGTGTCAGACTCGACGCCTTCTTCGAATTGAGCAAGCGTGGGATTTTGAGCCGTCCAGTTGGCGGACGGCATCGGAGCGCGGGATTGGAAAATGGTGTAGACGGGTGGCATTATTTCTTAGCTTTCTTTTCGTCGATTACGACATCCTCAGTCTTGGCTTTCGGCGCGACTTCCTCGGCATCGCCGTTGTTAATCAGGCCGTCCGCGATATTGACGGGCAGTGTAACCGTCGCACCGGCCCTGAGAATTCCGTGACTCTCACCCTCTTTCGGACGGTGATTCGGATCGCCAACGCTGCGTAGTATTTTGATTTTTTTCGTCTCTGCCATAAATCCCCCTTAAACGTTCGCAACCTGGCCCGCGCCGCGAGTGGTCGCCGTTGATGGATCGGATGATGCCCTGCCGAGAATCCCAACAACTGAAATAAACGAGCCTACCGCACCATCACCGCCGGTCAGCGACAGGTCGAGAAAACGTTTGCGGTTCGCGCCGAGTTTGACGTGAATCTGGATATTCGTGTTGTCATCGGTCCCGGCCGGTAACGTCAGAGGCGTAACCGAGAAATCACCGCCCGCCACGTCCACCGCTCCCGCCATTCCTGAGTCGTCGGATTCGCGAAGTTTCAGCGCCGCTATTGCGATGTCCAGCGCGCCGATAATAATGACGATGAGTAGTTCGCCGAACCCGCGCGTGTCGATGGTCGCGGTCGTGAACGCGGCATTATCGACAATTGCGGCGGGCTGTGTGATTGGAACAACTTTTACAGATTGAAGGTGGTACATTTTGTTTATCCTCAAATTTAGAAAGGCGGGCGGACTCTCACCGCCCCTCTGGAGAAAAGAATTACGATGCTTTCGTGATAAGCGCGGTAAGCGGTCCGGCCAGCCTGTCGGCCGCGGTCGACGACGCGTTGCCGATGCTGTGAACGTTGATACCGAAACGCTCGGTTGCTTTCGCTACGATGTCATCGTAAATAAACCGAACTTCCGTCGATTCCGCAAGTGTGAATTCACGCCGAACGCCCATTGTCGCCGCCGCGTACAGGTCGCCAAACACGCCGACGATTTGGCTGTTCGCCTCGACGTTTGGAAAGATGTTGACGAACTCGACCGGGTAGCCGAGAAAGCGTTGCTCGAGCCGATCGGTCACGTCCGCGGAAGTGATGCCACCACCGGCCAGCATCAGGCGGGCCATAACGTTAAAGTAAAATCCCTTATTGACGTACCATTTCATACGGTCGCCGCTTGCTCCCTCGAAGTCGGGCATAAGGCCCATCGTGTCGAGAAAGTCTTGCAAGGTCAGTTCGGAATAGGCGTTGCCCGCGCCGACCTTGACGCCCGCGATATTGGCAATCGTTCCGTCGAGCCCCAGGATCCTCGGAAGAACGCCAAACATCCCGCCGTAATAGCTCGTACCATCGCCGAGAAAGCCGCATTCGTCCTCACGTTTCGCGAACGCTCGGGCCGCCTTGTCTGCAACCAGGTTCCCGATATCGACAACCGAGTCCTCGTTAAGCTCGCTCGAATAAACCACAAGGGCCGCGAGCTTTTTAGCTTCGATGTTCACGCGGTCAACAACAAGATCGGATTCGGTGATTTGCTGACTTTCTCCGGTGAAATACACGGTCGGCCCGGAAACGAAACGCGGATCGCTTCGGGTATCGGATGACATCGGGATGACGTGAGCGTTCCGGCGAAAAACGCCATACGCTAAAACCAGGTCGATCATATCGTTGCCGAATTCTTCCGGTACAAGGAAACCGCCTTTCGGATTAACACCCTCGGACAGTGCGCGGGTAAGTTCCGGCGCGATAAGCCCGTTTTCCGTCGCGTAGCGTGCTGACCGTTCGAACGGCATACCATTCGGGCCGCAATTGCGAAAGATCGTCGCGAGCGCCCACGAGCCGAGACGATAAGCCGCGAGCGCGTTAGCCTCTTTGCTCTCACGCTTAAAAGCTGTGATCGCGCCGGAGCGGGGCATTGAGCGCGCCAACTGAATACCAGGATCGGGTCCGCCCCCCTGTCGCGCCGCCGTACTCGCCGGATCGCCAACGGGAACGGGAACAGTTTCGGGTGTCGCCGCCTTGAGTGCCGCGCGGAACGCCGCGAGCGTCAACGGGGCGTCGGTCTGCGCGAGATATTTTCGCGTAAAATCTTCCGCACCGAGAGCGGTTCCCCATTCGCGGATTTCCGTCATTACTGCGGTATCTGCGGAGCGCGTTTCTACGGGCGGCGGCGGGCCATTGACCGGGGCGGCCGGGGCCGGAATATTAGGATCAGGTGTCATTTTATTTTCCTCGTTTGTAGAATTGCGCTTCTCGGCGCTTTGTAAAATTGATCGTTTTACGATTTCTTCGATCTGTTCCTCGCTGAGTTGGCGGTTCGTTCCCGCCCCGATATCCGCCGGGATTGGTTCCCAAGACGTTTCGAACGGCTCGTAGTCTTTGCATCGAAAAACAGGAACGGTATCGATTACCATCTGTTCTTTCGTGCGTGCGTCAATTTCCGGTTCGAGGTCGTACATCGAAAAGCCGATGGACGTGGTAACTAAAATTTCTTGTTTGACGGCGCGCAGCTTGGCGTCGCTCAATTCATCGTCGGCGAATTTACAATCAGCGCGGAGTTTGCCTTTTTCAATTCGGAAGTTCAGCCAGCGCCCGATATGGTCGCCACCGTTATGTCGCCAAAGCGCGGGGCCGCTCGCTCGCATACGGTCGAGGCGAATAGACGACTTCGCCATATCTAGGATGACGTAAGCACCGAACCATTGATAAATCGGGGTATCTGTCGCGAGCGCAACGTCGAGAATTACCCGTTCGTTTTCGGGGTCAATACTGACACGCTCGAAGGCGTTTGTGAAAACCCGCCCTAAAGGTTGGCCTAAAACTTGCTCTCTATTTAATTGAAAATCCGGCATTTATTCGCGAAAGGGTCAGAACTTACCCAATGCGAGAAAAGTTATCACATAAAAACGGCGATTACAACAACAATTTTAACAAAGTGGGGAATTATGCCTATCCGAAATGGGACAGTGAGGCGTTTTGGGACGTTATTGCAAAGCAAAAGGCCCTCGGAAATTCCGAAGACCTTTTCATTTTTCACTTAAACCCCCGACTTCCGGCTACAGACATTCTATCAAACTTTCGCCGATTTGTCTTTCTTTTTCGCGGCCTTATCTTGCGCCCCGGTTGTATCGTTCGCGGTGTCGGTAGTGTCAGATGCAGCCGCCGCTTTCGTGTCGTAGCTGATTTCTATACCCGCCGCTTTGAGCCGATCACGGACGGAAACCATTTTTGCGATGTGGTCGTCAAGGTCTTCGCCCTGCTCGGCGAGAACATCAATCAACGTGGTCTGTCCCGTCTGCATCGCAAGGGCGTTTGCCATCGCGTCGTCTTTCGGTTGGATATAGGGCCAACCGCGCCCGCGCCACGAATGACGGGCAATTTCAGAATATTCGCGCGGCGAGACTTTTAGAAGATCGTTCAAAAGCGCGGCCCGCTTGAACGCCTCGAAAACCGGAGTGCAAAGCGAATTGCCGACAAGTTGCTGCTTTGCTTTGTATGCGTCCCGAGACGAACTCAGGCCGACGCGGGAAGATGAGAAATTCACCGCCTCCATATCCCCGGTCAGCTCGAAATAGGTCATTTCAAGAGCCGTGGCAATATCGGCCTGTACGATTTTGACGTGTTCCGCGTAGTTGTCGTGCGGCTGGTTCGGGTCAAATTTCGTGAGCGTCATCCCAGGGTCGAGAACGGTAATACTTCCCGGCTCCGAGTTGTACTGAATCGGCGGGCGAGCCTCGCCGTCGTCGCCGGTAAATTGCACCGCTCCCTCGTCTGGTGTTGCCGGGGTCAACACGGCTGTTGTATTAGCGGCCAGTTGGACGTTGATTAAAACCGCGTCCTGCACAGAGTTCAGATACTTCGCTTTGAGTAGGGCCGCGTGAGTCCATGGAATGCCGCGAACCTGTTCCTCGTCGTCGTGAACGCGGAAAATATGCAGTATTTGTTCGGCGGGAACGCGCGTTCTTTGCCGCTCTCTTTTCGGCGCGAACATAATATTGCTCGACGGGGTTGTGAGCCAATAAGCGAGAGGTCGATTGTCGTTATCTACCTCGACGGACATAATTATTCGGTTACCGTCGAGGGTCGTGTCGTTATAGGTTTCGTCCAAATAATCAACGTCGATAACTTTGAGCGAAAACCCGAATTTATTCCGGGTCCGATCTTTGACCTGAATAAATTGAATCAACGCCTCACCGTCGCGGGCCATATTCGTAACGACAAGATTTTGGAGCGAAACAAAATCAAGTTTTCCGCTGATCGAACAGGCTGCGGGATTGTTCGCCCATTCCCAAAATAATTCCTCGACCATTTTATTAAGGTCGGTGTCAACGGCGCCGCGCGGCTTTCGGGCCTCAACCTGAAGTTGCAAGCCGTGAGTTCCGATCACGTTTGATCTTTGGAGTGAAAGGAATTTGGCGAATAAAGGATCGTTCTGGCATTCTTCCCGCGAACGCGCGCGCAAGGTTCGAAGTCCCTGGCGGATGTCCCAATTCGCGGAGTTCGACTGGGTCGTCCAGTTTTTATGAAGACGGTTTACGAGGGATGCTTTGTATTTGCGGGTAGCGGTCAGTTGCTCGCCCGCGACAAACAAGCTTCTTAATCTCGCCCAAAAATTCGGCTTCTGGTTGTTCATTGCTCGTTATCGATACTCGCCCGAATCTGTCTCAGAAACGAACCGCCGCACTGCGCGTTTCGCCTTTCGTTATTCACCCGCGTTTGATACCAGTCGCGGAGCTTCATCAAATCGGCTATCGGGATTTTCTCGATACGACGACTGCCCGCCGGGGTTGCGATCTCGTATTTGAGAACGGTATTTGACGTGCTGCCGGAAATAGCAAGGTCGATATTTGCCAGCGCGATTTCGTTGGCCGTTCGGGTTTCGTAAACGCCCGTTCCAGTCGGAGCGCCCTGCAAAACCTCCGTGTACCCGTCGCCGACTTCGATAACATTCAGCGCGTCCGCAATTTCCGTGACGTACGCCCACCATCGCCATTTACCAACGGCCATCCCGGCTGTTTGAGCAACCGTGATTTCAGCATCGAAGTTTGATCCGTTCGCCGTTCCGTTGACCGTGAATCCGGTCGACGGGCCGCGAAATATCCACTTTGCCGTCCAGAGCGTCGGCGAGTAATCCGAAAAGTAGCGCGTCCATTCAGCGCGCTCGCCTTGTGTTATTGATTTTGGTTCGGGGCAATGGGTCATCTTGGGCTAGATTTCCTGTCCACAGCATTCGCAGAGTTCGGTCTCGTATTCACGTTTCGGCAATTCCTCGCCCCACAAAACAGCGTTGATGTGTCGGGCTATCAACTCGCCGCCGTCAATCATGTCTTCTAATATTTCATCGCTGACCTGCATTTCTGCAAACATACGCTCAAAACCTCTTATTTATCATCACAATCTGTCGCCTTTTCGGGCGAATTGCGGGTATATTATCATCTTTCGTGGGATTTTCGCTTGTTTTTTCGTCTTTTTGACGTAAATATCTTAAATTTTGTTTCAATGCTTTGTAATCGGGCGGGTTTATGCACCTTGCGGCGGTTGCATAGACGCGCGCATCAAGAACCTCATTCCGCACACGAGACTCAATAATTTCCCCGGACTTCCCTTTCTTGAATTCGCCGGACGGTTGAACTTTGATATAAACCTCTGTCTCGCGCCCGGCCATCCACTTTTTGATCTTCTTTTCCGAGCAAAGTTGTTGAAAATACGTCTCGTTATAAGTCTCAGTAAGCGGGAAATGGCAAAATCCAGGGCCTTCCTCGTCGATTCGGAGGAAGCTGAAAATCTCGTCTTTAATTGTGTCGGCCCCGATGGTAAACTGCGTTCCGCCCCGGCGGTTTTTAGATTTGTTATGGATCGCGGCCACCCAATGACTCGACGAACTTTTGACCGGATACCAGCCCCGGCCCTGGTTCCGTTTCGTGAATTGGTAAACGTAGTCTGACAAATAGCCGGTGTCGATACAGACGCGGGCGATCTTAAAAAGGCCGGCAGCGGATTCGTAATCATCATCGAGAATATCGAAAAGTTCATTCCAGACCATCGGGAGCGCGGTATTTGGGGTAAAGGGTTTTGGGGTTCCGCTTTCGTCTATCTCACTTGGGGCGCCATAAATCACCCGGTAATCGATCGACCAGCTTTCGTGATCCTTGCCCCACCCGACAATCTCTAGTTCGATGCGGTCTTTCTGGATGTCACCCCCGGCCGTAAGC